AAAAACAATCATCGACAGTGATTACATTCAAGAACGTTGACTTGCCCCTGAACAGCCGCCCTCTGGATCCAGTGGTAGATGTCACGCACGTAGAATATCTTGCTTCCCGTGGCATTGCGTCAACGGATTATCCTTTCTATGTAGTCGATGACGAAGACCGACAACGAATAATTATCCCGTACTACTATGGTGGAAGAATTGTAGGAAATACAAGTAGATTTTACGATTCTAGGAAACCTAAGTATTTGTCTGAACAACAAAATGGTTATGTATTTAACATAGATGGACAACATCAATCTTGGCAACACTGTATTTTGGTAGAAGGACAATTTGATGCCATAAGTATTGGTGGCTGTGGTTATCTAGGCAGCAATATAAGTGATGAGCAGGCACAGTTATTAAAAAGACTACATAGAAATATAATCGTTGTGCCTGATCAAGATGTAGCTGGACTATCAATATGTGATCGTGCGCTGGAATTAGGATATCAAGTCAGCATACCTGCCTGGGCACCAAACGTAAAAGATGTAAATGATGCAGTAGTAAGATACGGAAAACTACCCACTTTGTTGAGTATTTTAGAGAACGCCACTACCAGTAAGATAATTATTGAAATGAAAAGAAAGAAATTGCTTTGATGTAATCAATTTACACTAGGTGTATCACATGATTGCGTTATCAGCGCCTTGCAAGTTTAATGACCATATTTTGGATGAATTTTAGATGAACACAATAGAATATAATTTGGAAATGCAGACGTTATTTCTGCGCATCATGGTATCTGATGCATCAATCATACCAAGAGTGGTTAACATTTATAACAGTGATAACTTTCATAAGCAACTTCGGCCTGCCGCCAAATTTATTATCGATTTCGTAAAAAAATATTCATCTATACCAGATTCTTTGCAAATCCATGCCTCAACTGGAATAAAAATTGATTTTATTGATGGACTTAGGGATAGCGATATAGAATTTTGCCTAGACGAATTTGAACAATTTACTAAACGACAAGAATTAGAGAGGGCTATCCTTAAAAGCGCCGAGTTTTTGGAAAAAGGCAATTATGATCCAGTAGAAAAATTAATCAAGGACGCAGTACAGATATCTCTAACAAAAGACATGGGCACTGACTACTTTGCTGATCCACGTGCACGTTTGATGAAAATTAGAAATAATAATGGCCAGATCAGTACAGGATGGCCATGCTTGGACAACAAGCTATATGGCGGGTTTAATCGAGGTGAATTACAGATTTTTGCAGGTGGCAGTGGTAGTGGTAAATCTCTATTCATGCAGAATTTGAGTGTTAACTGGGCTCAAATGGGTTTGAATGGTGTTTATATTTCGTTGGAGCTTAGCGAAGAATTATGCGCGATGCGTATCGACAGCATGCTCACTGATGTTGGGCAGAAAGAAGTATTTAAGAATTTAGATGACGTAGAGATGAAGGTAAAGATGACTGCTAAGAAATCTGGCAGATTTTGGATTAAATATATGCCAGCTCAGAGTACAGTCAATGATATAAGAGCATATATCAAAACATTACAAATTGAAACTGGGGTAAGAGTTGATTTTTTATGCGTCGATTATCTTGATTTGTTAATGCCAGTTAGTACCAAAGTAAGTCCTAGTGACCTTTTCGTCAAAGACAAGTATGTCAGTGAAGAAATTAGAAATATAGCAAAAGAGTTGAATGTACTTCTGGTTACTGCTAGTCAGTTGAATCGCAGCGCGGTCGAAGAAATTGAATTCGATCATAGCCATATTTCAGGTGGTATCAGTAAGATTAACACTGCTGATAATGTTTTTGGCATCTTTACCAGCAGAACCATGCGTGAACGTGGACAGTATCAAATTCAATTGATGAAAACTCGCAGTAGTAGTGGCGTCGGTCAAAAAATAGATTTGTCATTTAACGTAGATACACTGAGGATTTTTGATGACGGCGACAGTACCGGCACCGTTGCGGCTAGTCAATCCGCAAGTAGCATTTTGAATAAAATTAAAACATCAAGTAGCGTTGTAACAAATGCAAAGGTCGATCCAGAAACAGGAGAAATTACTCCGGCAGAAAGTACACAAAAAATAGTTGGAGATTCACGTAGTTCCATGCTGCACAGTATGCTAAATCAATTGCGTAAAACCTAAATGATGATTGGTCTAGATAAATACAATATATGAAACGACAAACCAAAAGTTTACTTGAAGAGCTAGAATTACTAGGCAAGAATCGTGATACAAAACATATCATCGAAAATCGTGCTAACAATGTAATTGCCAGTGCTATTCATCTGCTGGAAGTAATTGAACGTAATTTCAGTGATGAACAAGCAGCTATTCTTGAAAAAAAATTACTGGTGGCTATTAAAAGCAGAGATCAGAAAAAGTTTAGTCGTAGTTTAAAAAGATCGGACGAAGCAGATGAAATCAAGTGAATTTATACGTGTTGATGAGGGCTTGGGTAATCTTGCCAAAAGCGCTGCCAAAAGCGCCATGTCTTGGGCAGGAAATAAAGCATTGCAAGCCGGTCTTGGTGGAAGAACACGCCAAATTGCCGCGGTAGGAGCACAGATGCAACGAGAAAAGACTGCGCTTGGTCAAGCACTTGGGCAACAAAATAATAAAAATTTCTTGGAAAAACTACCAAAAGATATTGAGGCTGCAATCAATGGTGGTCAAATAAACTTATCTGGTGCTGGCGGTGGCAGAAGCATGGAAGACTTTCTGAAGTTGTATGTAAATGCATTGTTTCATAATTTCAATTTTAATGCAAAAACCAGAGATACAATTTATAATGCGGTAACTGATTTTGCAAATACTTATAGTTCAGAAAGAAACCCACAGAGACCTGTTTTGTCGGGGCAATCTTTGAAGAAAGCTCAAGCTATTTGGGATGCTGCAATAGCTGGTAGTGCCATATCTGTGCCAAGAGGATCGGATCCTGGTACACCACCGGCAGGCACAGAAGTTGTAACTGATAAGGCAAAATATATGTTTGCGAGTACTGCGTGGTATAAAACGGAAAAAGTAGTTAGTCCTGTAGGTACTAAATTCCCTCAATTTGCGACCGTTACTCCATACGAAAAAATAACTGATCCAGGACAAATCAGTGAGCTAAACAAATTGGCAGTCAAACTATAATATACAACTATTATTTTTTATAAAAAAGATAAATAAATGTAGAGGTACATGAACCTCAAAACATTAAGGAGATAATATCATGGCAGGTTTTACAAGAGTTAATGGTGATTCAGCACAAGTAGCTGTATTTGACGCACCAGTTTATGTTAATGGTACTACTAGTGGTACAGTTGGTCAACCAGTTCAGCCACAAGGTCCAAAGCTAATTTTCATCACAGGTGATATTGGTGGTGACCCAACAGCCCAGTTCGGAGTTGGCGGCGCAATTGAAGCTGTTCTAAAGACAGTTCAACTACTACTAACAGTTCACATGTACCAATTCAACAGCAACGGTACATATCGTATCGCAGCTTATGATGTTGGCACAGATGTTTCTACAAGTGGCACAGGCTGGGGTGGCGGTTCTCTACAGGCTGCTCTACAAGCGCTAGGCACAGTAAATGGCTATTCACTAGCTTCTGCTACTGCGGCTGAAGGCACACTAGCTTAATAGTAGAATACTTCTACATTAAAGCCCGAGATTTTACTCGGGCTTTTTTTTGGATCTAAATACATCCATGAGAATAAGATGTATTACGTTATATGATGTAACAAAAACAGGGATAAGTAGCAGAAGAAAGTTGTCGGATCATTTGCCATCAGATGATCGACTGAGAAAGCAACAGAACAATTTTGAAACGTTACTGCAAATTATAGGCCTAAGATGTCAACCAGAGGATATCACTACTCCTGTTATTGTAGAAGTTGATCAAACGCTATGGGGAACAACATACGCTATTTCAAAAAAAATTACGGCCTGGCAGTTTGAGTTTACAGTTGACAATGGTGCAATCTACCATCAAGATAACGATCAACTATTTCATCTAAGAAATGACTGTGTTGGGGTACCTATGATAATTCAGCTAGATGAGGCAATACATTTACCAAA